AAAAGCTAATGCAGATGAGACAGCAAGCTAAGATGGGTTTGCAGACAATGGATGACATGGGGCAGATGGGTAATAGTGAAGAAGCTGTTATGCCAGATAATTTACCATTTGAACTGTCTGACCTTGACATGGACGATGACCCAGTAGAAATGAACACAGGTGGATTGACAGGACCTGCTAGTGGTATTGCAGGATTTGTACCTTCACAAGTACCTGCTACTTCGTTTGTGCAAGCACCTGAAGCACCTACTGTACCTACTCCTGCTTCAACACCTACAGCATCTACTGTTCCAGTAGCACCAACATATACACCACCTACACAACAAGCATCACCTATTGCTCCAGACTATAGTGAACTTACATACAAAGATGTAATGTCAACTCCTGAATCAGCTGCAAGACTTGTAGATATAATTAATCCAACTACGGGTGAAAAAAGAACAATTAGCTTTATCCCCGGTGTAACATCAATACCAGATGGTTTTGTGTTGGCTAGTGAATATACTGCACCTGAAACGCAAGCAACATCTGTAACACCTGTTGCAGGTCAAGCACAAGTTAGAGAAGATGATGATGATGACCGTTCAGCAGATGAATCAAGAAGAAAAGCAAACGAAGCCAATGCTAGAAAAACTATGATAGATGAATTGTTTGGAAAAGATTATAGTGCAACTAATTTTGCTCCTACTTTTGCTGATTTAACAGGTGGTTTAAAACCGGGAATGGTATCAACTGGGGGTTATCTTATAGGAGATAATGGAGAATATTTAGACCCATCAACAGGTATGCAAAAATTCTTCGGTCTTGATAGTGCTAGATACGCAATAAACCCTTCTAGTGCGCCACCTTTAAAAATAACACCGGGTGGAGTTAACGAAAGATTTATTAAAACAGCAATTGAAAAATCAATTAAAGATGATTCACCTAGAAGAAAAGGTGATACAGTATCAACTGAAACAGGTTCTGTGTCTGCTGATATGATACTAGATTCTATTAGAAAAGAAAAAGATTCCACACCAGATACAGCAACAAGATTAGGTGTTAATAAAGATGCTCTTGCAAAAAGACAATCTGAGTTAGCTAAAATAAAAGCGGATAAAGCGGCACAAGCGGCGGCAAAAGCAAGAGTAGAAAAAGCGAGGGCTGATAGAGAAAGAAAGAAAGATAAAAAAGCAGTAGAAAAATATGCCAAATCTAAAGCAGGAAGGGCAGCAGAACAATCCGCTAGAGATGAGGGTTTAAACAAAGGCGGTTTAGCATCAAAGCCTAAACCTAAACCTAAGAAGATGAGGCAAGGTGGATTAGCCTCAAGATAATTAATCCACATTAACTGGCTACCTAACTCCCCACCCCAACGTGGCTACGGTTAGCCCCAGCATAGGAGACATTATATGTCTGAAGCAATCATGGCTGAAGAAATGCAGCCTCAAAAGAAAACAGCATTTGTATCTAAACCTTATTCACAAGAAGAACGCATTAAGCGTGATGAAGAAGAGTTAGAGCAATTAATGAAAGAACAAAAGGGTGAAGCAGAAACTGCTGAACCTGAAGAAGCAGAACCTACCAACGCAGAAGAAAAAACTTTCAAGAAAAGATATTCTGATTTACGTAGGCATCAGCAAAAACAAGCTGAAGAATTTAAAACAGAACTGGAAAATATAAAACGACAGTTATCTGAAGCTACTAAAAAAGAGATGCAGTTACCCAAGTCTGATGAAGACATTGAAGCGTGGGCATCTCAGTACCCTGATGTAGCTGCAATAGTAGAAACAATTGCTATGAAGAAAGCTAGAGAACAATCTAGTGATTTAGAAGAAAGAATGAAAGCAATTGATGAGATGCAAACTTCTGCTACAAAAGAAAAAGCAGAGGTAGAACTAATGAGATTACATCCTGACTTTGGTGAGATTAGAGACAGTGATGAATTTCACGAGTGGGCTGAAGAACAACCTAAATGGATTCAAGACGCTCTATATGACAATGACAATGATGCAAAATCTGCCTCACGAGCAATTGACTTATACAAGGCAGATAAAAATATTAGCAAGGCAAAATCAAGCAAGAATGCTAAAGGTGCTGCCGAAGCTGTTAGTACGAAGAATGCAAGAACTAAACCACAGGATAGTGACGCTTCTTCCCACATAAAAGAATCTGATGTCCAAAAGATGTCACCACAAGAATATGAGAAACAGTCAGACGAAATCATGGAAGCTATTCGTTCTGGCAAATTCATATACGATTTATCTGGTTCTGCTAGATAAAAAACAGTTGACAAGTAATACTTTATCAGTATAACTATAGTCAACACGTGTACACGGACTAGCTATTTGTGTACACACACTATTCGCAAACGAACAATGTCTTCGGATTACCTAGTAGATTTAGCCTGACCCGTACAGTCACACCTGAAAATATTAGCCTCTATAGTCTTGTAAGTTTGTATCTGTAAATAATGCTTATAACATAGGAGAATATCATGGCATTTACTACTGCTGCCGGGTACGGTAATCTTCCTAACGGCAATTTCAGTCCTGTTATTTATAGCAAACAGGTGCAACTTGCTTTCCGCAAGTCTGCTGTTTGTGAAGCTATCACCAATTCTGATTACTTTGGTGAGATTGCTAACATGGGTGATTCCGTTAAGATTATCAAAGAACCCGAAATTACAGTTAAGGCTTACGCACGTGGCACAACTATTACACCACAAGACCTTGACGATGAAGACTTCAGCCTAACAATTGACAAAGCTAACTACTTTGCATTTAAGGTTGATGATATTGAAGAAGCACATTCACACGTGAACTTCCAACAACTAGCATCTGACCGTGCGGCATACCGTTTGGCTGACCAGTTTGACCAAGATGTACTTGGTTACTTAACTGGCTTTAAACAGTCTGCTATTCATGGTACACCAGATACAGTAAACTCTACTGTTAATGGTTCTGTAGCTGTGTCAACTGCTGGTACAGATGAGTTATTGGCATCAATGAAACTTGATGAAAATGACTTTGGTGGTTCTGGTGGAGCTGCACTTGCACTTCAGCCTCGTACTGGTGGTGCTACTGATTCAACACCTGCCGCTGGGGATACATTCCCATTGACAGTTATCGCTCGTATGTCACGTTTGCTAGACCAGCAAAATGTTGATTCTACAGGGCGTTGGTTAGTTGTTGACCCAGTATTCATGGAGCTATTGAAAGACGAAGATTCTCGTTTATTCAATGCTGACTTTGGTGGTTCTGGTCTTCAGAACGGTCAGGTCAGTACACAGATTCATGGCTTTACTGTGTACACCTCTAATAATCTTCCTTCTGTTGGAACAGGTCCGTCCTTTACTGGTACGAACTCTACTACCAACTTTGGTATGATTGTTGCAGGACATGATTCTGCTGTTGCTACCGCAGAGCAGATTAACAAGACCGAGACTTATCGTGACCCTGACAGCTTTGCTGACATTGTTCGTGGTATGCACTTATATGGTCGCAAGATACTTCGTCCTGAAGCTCTTGTTAACGCCAAATATCACTTGGCATAGGGGGGATTAAAAAATGGCTACAATTACATCCACTCTTAAAGCGGCAACGGGTAATTCTAAACGTGGTCGCGCTCCTTACATGGTTGAAAATACTATTGATTTGACAGCCCAAGCAGTTTCTTCTACTGGCACAGATGTGGTACAAGCTATCACTGTTCCTGCTAATACGAAGATTATTGCTGCAGGTTTTCAAGTTGTAGAAAGTGCAACTATGAACACAGGTACTAACGCTACTGCAACTTTAGGTACAGCAGATGCAGATGAGTACGTAACAGCGTTTGACATTGACGGTGCGGCAGATGGAGCATACGCTCCTAGCGTAACTGTTTCTGCTGACCTTGTTTTGGCTACTGCTGATACACTAGACCTAACCTTTGCAGGTGATGGTGCAACGTACACTGCTGGTAAACTTCGTGTTTATGCAGTTATGATGGACGTGAGTGAACAAGGTGACACGACTGCTAATGAAGTAGACCGTGACACACTTGCCTAACATATAAAGGGGGCAGGGCAACTTGCCCCTTTTTACTTTATATATATAGGAATAAAAAATGTCTTCAAAATCAAACTACTTAGAATTAAAAGTACTAGACCATTTTCTAGGAACTACTGAATCTAGTTTTGTAACACAGAAGTATCTTGCTCTACATACAGCTAATCCAGATGAGGATGGTTCAGGTGCAGAGTTAGCGGCTTCTAATGGATACTCTAGGCAAGCTATAGATTTTGCTTCTGCTAGTGGTGGTTCAGCCGCCAGTAGTACTGCTGAAGAATTTACAGCAAGTGGTGGAGCATTTGGTACTATAACACACTTTGGTATATGGGATAATGCTACTAGAGGTGCAGGTAATCTAATATATTATGGAGCATTAAGTGCATCTAAAACAATAGCAGACGGAGATACGCTTCGTTTTGCATCAGGTGCAATTACAATTACTGAGGCGTAAGCATGGCATTAGTTCTTGCCGATAGAGTAAAAGAAACATCAACCACTACGGGTACTGGCACATACACTCTTGCTGGTGCTGTTAGTGGCTTTGAAACATTTGGCTCAATAGGCAATGGTAATACTACATATTATGCTTGTACGCTTGGTGCTGATTTTGAGGTGGGTATAGGTACATACACCTCTTCTGGCACTACACTAGCCCGAACTACCATACTACAGTCTAGTAACTCTGATAACGCTGTTAGCTGGGGTTCTGGTACAAAGACATTGTTCTGTACTCAACCAGCAGAGAAAGCAGTGTTCAGAGATGCAAGTGGTGATGTAAGCATTACTGGCGACCTCACCCTTACCTCAACTGATGATGGTTCAGCCAGTGACCCAGAATTTATTTTATTGAGAAACAGCCCGTCCCCAGCCGATAATGACGCACTTGGGAAGTTTGTTTTCAAAGGAAAAAATGATGCGGCAGAACAAGTGCAATATGGGTCAATTCTTAATAGAATAGTAGATGCGACTGACGGAACTGAAGATGGTAGTTTTGAATTGCAAACTATCTCAGGGGGTTCAGTAGCCACTAATTTACGAATTGATGCAAGTTCCTCAGTCGGCATTCGTCTGTTAAATGGTGGCGAAAAAAATATAAGATTTGATACAGGCACATCTTTTAATGACAATCATATAGATTTGACCCCAGCTTCTGCAACAGGCGCAAGAACTGTTACCTTACCTGACCAGACAGGAACAGCGATGGTTGCGTTGTTCTATGATTCTTTTGCAAGCACTGAACAAGATTTATCGGGTAGTACCTATGTTACTGTAGATTTTGATACTAATAGACAAAACTCAGACACAGCAGTTTTTAGTGAAAGCGCAGGTGAGGTTACTATAGCAAAAGCAGGAGTGTATATGCTTTCGTATGAAGTAACACTTGGCAATAAGTCTTCTTCGCGTACAGAAGGTTTAATAAGAATGTCAAGAAAGCCATCAGGTGGTTCTTATTCAGAGATTGCAGGTTCACTATCAGCAACTTATAATAGAAACAGTTCAACAGATGTAACAACAGGTTCGGCATCAGTTATGTTCACAGTTACAGCAGGTGATGTTTTTAAGGTAGAAGCAAAAAGAAATTCTGGTAGTGGGGGTTTAGTAGTCTTTGCTAATGGATGTAGGTTTAATATAATGGCATTGAAGATAGGTTAACATGGCAAGAGATATTACGAGCGCATTAAATACCGAATTTAATACTGATAGTATTAATCCTTTCTTTGCTGTCTTATTAGATTTTGAGGGCGATCCAATACGTCTTTGGACAGGGCTTGGAACAATTAGTTTTGGAGGTGTTTCTTATGTTGGGGGTGGCAATCTTCTACAAGTATCACCAGTTGAAGAAACAGGGGAGATAAAAGCTACTGGAGCAACTATTGGATTATCAGGCATACCATCTGATTTAATATCTGCCGCTTTAAACGAGAATTATCAATCAAGAGATGCTACTGTTTTTTTCGGGGCATTAGATAATAATGGTGCTGTAATAGCTGACCCTTACGTTATATTTAAAGGGTTTATGGATATCATGTCCATAGCGGAAGATTCAGAAACAGCAACAATGTCATTAACATTAGAAAGCCGTTTAATTAGATTAGAAAACAGTAAGCTCAGAAGGTTCACAAGTGAGGATCAAAAGATAGATTTCCCTGATGATTTGGGTTTAGATTTGATAGCTGACTTACAAGAAAAAGAAATAATCTGGGGTAGATAGTGGGATTTTTTAAAAGATTTATCAAAAACATCACAAAGCCAGAGGTTCTTATACAAGCCGCTATAATGACTGCTGTGACAGGCGGAACTGGTTTTTTAGCAAGTTTGAGCAAGGCGGCTCAGTTCGCTGTTTATGCTTCTGTAAATGCCGCCTCTATGTCTTTATCACCAGAACCACAACTGCCTGATTTTTCTGATTTCTCTACATTAAGCAATCAAAGAACACAAATGATTAAACAGCCTACTTTTCCTAGAAGGGCGGTTTATGGCGAAACTAGAGTATCAGGTGTCCTTGGTTATGTTGAATCTACAGTCAATGATAAATTTCTTCATCTTGTTATTATGATTGCAAGCCACGAAGTAAATGCAATAGGAACAGCAAGCGGAAGTAATACCACAGGCATTTTTATTGGTGATGAAGAAATAACCATAGATGCTAATGGAAACTGCACATCCCCAAGTAAATTTGCAAATCTAATAAGGATAAATACCCACCTTGGTTCTGATAATCAAGCGGCTGATTCTGATTTAGTTTCTGAGTCTACTGTTTGGACAGATCAACATAGATTACGAGGCATAGCTTATATTTACGCTAGATTAGAATTTAATAGAAATGCTTTTGCAAATGGTTTGCCAAATATATCAGCTAAAGTACAAGGTAAAAAGGTATTCGATCCAAGAGATTCAAGCACAGCATATTCTACTAATCCTGCATTATGTATCCGTGATTATATTTTAAATTCAAGATTTGGAATGGGTGCTAATTCTACAGAAATAAATGATACAGATTTTACAATAGCCGCCAACATATGTGATGAAACTGTTAATCTAAAAGCAGGTGGTAGTGAAACAAAATACACATTCAATGGAACAGTTGAGAGCCAACAGTCATCAAGAAGCAATCTCACTAAAATGATAACCAGTTGTGGTGGTATTATTTTTTATTCAAATGGACAATTTAGTCTAAAAGCGGCAAAATTTGTAAGTCCAACAATAACAATAACTGAAGATGATATTATTGGAAATCTATCTGTCACAACAAGAAAAAGTAAAAGAAATAATTTTAATGCTATCAAAGGAGTTCTTGCACCAACAGTTACCAATTTTATTTCTGCTGATTACCCTGCTGTTACATCAAGCACATTTGAAGCAGAAGATGGTGAGCAAATATTTATTGATTATGATTTACCTTTTACCACTTCCACGGCAACGGCTCAAAGATTAGCTAAAATACAGCTTTATCAAAACAGACAACAAATTTTATTACAATTTGGAACGACCCTTAAAGGCTTTAAGTTTGCAATAGGCGATACATTTAATTTTACCAATGAAAAATTTGGATTTACTAACAAGGTTTTTGAGGTAGTTAGTTGGGGATTTGAAGCTAACTCAGGAAGTGTAGGAGTAAGTATAACCGCAAGAGAAACCGCTAGTTCAGTTTATGATTGGACAGAGGCAGTTGATGAATCAAGTTTTCAACAAGATAACACAACCCTTCCTAACCCATTTGATATAGAACCATGTGGATTAACAGTAGTAGATGAGTTACAAATATTTAATGAAAAGGCACTTTCAGTTATTGTTGCCTCGCCAACATCTGATAGTGTTTATGCTGATCAGTTTGAGGTTCAAGCAAAGAAATCTACGGAAAGCACGTTTATATCTATAGGCACTTCATCAAGTCCACGTTTTGAACTTGTGGATGTGGAAGATTCATCAACCTATGATGTAAGGGCTAGGATAGTTTCTTCAATTGGTGTTACGTCACCATTTACTACAGTACAGCATCAGGTTGTTGGTAAGACGTCTCTTCCTGCTGATGTTACAGATTTCTCAGTCAATATAATAAATACAGAGGCGCATCTATCTTGGACACCAGTAGCAGATTTAGATTTAAGTCACTATGTTATACGCCATTCAAACGCAACAAGCGGTGCTACTTACTCAAATAGTATAACACTAGCGGAAAAGGTTTCTCGCCCTGCTAATACTGTTGTAGTTCCTGCAATCACAGGCACATATTTTATTAAGTCTATTGATAAGTTAGGCAACAATTCTTTAAACGCTTCTAGTCAGGTAGCACTAATTGAGAATATTAAAGGTCTAAATGCAGTAGCAACCACCACTCAAAGCCCTAATTTCACAGGGGCGAAAACAAACACAGCCGCAGTTGAGGATGGTTTGGTATTATCTACACAAGGATTATTTGACGCGGCAACAGGCAACTTTGATGATGCTTTGGGGTTATTTGATGGTGGCGCAGATGCAGTTCACCTCACAGGCTCTTATGAGTTTGATAATTTTATTGATTTAGGGCAAGTTTTCACAAGCAGAGTATCAACTAGTATATCTGTTGTTCGTGTTGAATATGCAGATTTATTTGATTCTGCAACAGGTTTATTTGATTCAGCTATAGGTAACTTTGATGGTGATGTTCAAGCCTTTGATGATACCAATGTGCAAATACAAGTTGCAACGACAGAAGGTGATCCATCAGGAAGTCCGACTTATACAGCGTTTCGTCCATTCTTTGCAGGTGATTACAAAGCAAGGGCATTCAAGTTCAAGGCTATATTAACAACTACGTCAACCACAGCATCGCCAAAAGTCACAAGTTTATCTGTTACTATTGATATGCCCGACAGGGTTGTGGCTGAATCTGACATAGCAAGCGGCACAGGAACTAAGGCAATAACCTTTAGCCCTGCTTACAAAACATTAAGCGGAATAGGAATTACAGCTCAGAACTTATCAAGCGGTGATTATTATGCTATAACAAGTAAGTCAGCAACAGGATTTACTATACAATTCTTTAATAGTAGTAATGCAGGTGTAAACAGAACCTTTGATTATGTCGCAAAAGGGTTCGGAGAAGTGGCGGCATAAGGAGATATAAATGGCAACACATGATTATGTAATAGCAAACCAATCATTCCCTAATTTCAGAAGTGATTTGAATAGCGCACTTTCCGCAGTTGTGAGTAATAATTCAAATGGTTCTGCTCCATCAACTACCTTTGCTTATCAATATTGGTATGACACAGGCAATAATATTTTAAAGATAAGAAACGCTGATAATGATGCTTTCATAAGTTTGTTCACCTTTAATCAATCTAATGACACCGCAAGCCCAACAACCATTAACATTGTATCAGATACGTCACCACAATTAGGTGGAAATCTTGATGTAAATACTAAAAATATAGTTTTCGGTGATAGTGCAAGTGCTTCAGATGATCGCCTTGCTTTTGGCGCAGGTACGGATTTATCCATCTATCATGATGGTTCTCACTCTTATATAGATGATACTGGTACTGGTAATTTAAAGATACAATCTTCACAGGTTGATATTCTTGGTACATCTGAGACTATGGCAACATTTGTTGATGATGGTGCAGTCACACTCTTCCATAATAATGTGGCTAAAATAGCGACTACAGCGAATGGCGTTACAGTCACAGGAACAGCTATAGCCACAACAGATACAGATACAAGTAATACTGGCTCAGTTACTTTGGATTTTGCTACCAACCAAAACTTTGTTCTTACACTCACAGGCGCGGTAACACTTGCAAATCCATCAACAGAGCAAGTTGGGCAATCAGGTTTCATAGCATTTATTCAAGATGGGTCAGGGAGTAGAGTAGTTTCACTATCAAGTGATTTTGAAAAAGCAGGTGGTGGTTCAACATTAGATTTATCAAGTACAGCAGGGTCAACAGATTTAGTTCCATACGTTGTGATAGCCGCAAATAGAATTTTACTTGGTACACCGCAGAAAGCATTCGCATAATGTCAGGAGTCTTTGGCGCATCACATTTATTCTTTTCTGGAACGTCAGCGTTTTATGAATTTGATGTAACCAATTCATTGAGGTTTGATGATGGCACTAGTACTGATTTAACTAGAACTCCATCTAGCACAGGAGATGAGCAAATATTTACAATATCATGTTGGGTGAAACGTGGTAATATATCTTCAAGACAGGTGCTATTTGCAACAACTAATAGCGCAGGAAACGATTTTGATTTTTTAGAGTTTCAAAGTGATGACACGTTAAGAGCAGTTGGCAATAATGGAAGTGCCTCACTTCAATATCAACTTACAACATCGGCACTTTTTAGAGATGTTTCTGCTTGGTACAATATTGTTTTGGCTTACGACACTACACAATCAACAGCGTCCAATCGTATAAAATTGTATGTGAACGGAACGCAAATAACCGCTTTTGGTACATCTTCATATCCTTCTCAAAATTATGATACTAGAACAAACACACAAGTTGATCACAGAATTGGAAGTTCTCAGCCTGCAAGTTCAACTCTTTATTTTGATGGTTATATAGCAGAGTTTAATCTTATTGATGGTCAACAATTAAGCCCTACTAGTTTTGGAGAAACTAAATCAGGTGTTTGGATAGCTAAAAATACAAGTGGTCTAACATTTGGAACAAATGGATTTAGGCTTCAGTTTAAAGAAACTGGTACTGGCACAGCTTCTTCATCTACAATTGGTGCAGATACAAGTGGTCAAGCAAATCATTACACTTCTGTTAACTTAATAGCCGAAGATGTAGTGCCTGATAGCCCAACTTTAAATTATGCTGTTATGAATCCTTTGGATGGTCCTATTTTTTCTACTGCTTTCGGTAATTTGAGAGTTAATGGAAGTTCAAGTTCAGCAGGAAGCATAGGGTCTACAATTTTCCCAACAACAGGCAAATGGTATGCTGAAATGGTTGCTGAAGATATGGGCAACGGAATGTCTGTTGGTATTAAGAGTGATAATGAAGGTACTTTTTGGAAGCCAACTAGAGGTAAAAGTGTAATTTATCAATCTGATGGAAATAAAATTATTGATGGTGGGAGTGCTACTAGCTATGGTGCTACTTATACTGTTGGAGATATAATAGGTATTAAGATAAATTTAGATGATGGTGAAATAGAGTTTTTAAAAAACAATGCTTCTCAAGGCAACGCATCAACCGCTTTAACTTCTGGTGTTGCTTTTGGTGTTTTCTTCTTGGATACATCTTCTTCTAATAATGCTAGGTCGCAATTTAATTTTGGACAAGATAGTTCATTTCATAATACTGTGACTTCTGGTTCAGCTAACGCTTCAGATGAAAACGGTCATGGTAACTTTTATTATGCTGTTCCGTCTGGATATCTCGCACTAAACTCAGCAAACCTTCCAGAAACAACAATCACACCGCTACAAGATGATATTCCAGAGGACTATTTTAATACTGTGCTTTACGCAGGAAATTCTGCGGATAGAAATATAGAGGTTGGTTTTAAGAGCAATTTTATATGGGTTAAAAGTAGAGACACATCAGATAATCATAGGCTTTATAATGTAATAGCAGGTGAACACGCTTGTTTGTTTTCTAATCAAACAAACGCTGAATCTACTGCAACTGATGGTATAGCTTTTGATTTTGCAACTGGATTTAATATAGACGATGGTGCTAACCGACAAAGTTATAATAAGACTGGTGAGGATTATGTGTCATGGAACTGGCTTGCAGGAGGCACTCCAAGCGCAACAAACAATGCAGGAGCAGGAAACGCACCTACATCTGGTTCTGTTTTAATTAATGGTAGTGCTTCTACAGCCAGTTTAGCAGGGACAATACCCGCTACAAAAATATCAGCTAATACAGAGG